ACAATCATATCTCTCGATGCAGTTGGCGCACCTGAAATGATTGTAGCTCTTGTTGATGTAGCACCAGACGCATTTGAGTCCCATTCAAATACTTGTCCGTTATGTATTAAGGCTATAATTTTATCACCAAAGTTATCTATTGACCACATACCTGGATCAACAACCAAGTCACCAGATGCAGCCTCGCCCCACGCTACATAGTCTGTAGAGTTAGTTACAGTATCTGCATTCGAATGTGATGCAGCTGTGGTATTTCTAACTCCTCTTGTTACACCCGTCAAAGTATTGCCTGATATACCTGTGTAAGAAATTTCTTCATTTCCTATTTGAATAAAACTTGTTCCTGATGAAGGAAATAATGTTGCATCAGTCAACACAATAGTTGTTGTAGAAGCATTAATACCTCCATTCAAACTTGTTTGTGCCTCTCCTGATACCGTACCACCCCACTGTCCTAAACTCCAACCAAATCCAGGAAGTTGTCCTGCAGGTCCAACACTATAATAAGATTGTACTCTAATACCTCCAGAGGCTGATCCACCGGAACCACCCTCTGTTGTAGACATGGTAATAGTAATACTTGTTGAAGATGAAACAGAAGTTACCATGAATTTATTATCATTAAAGTCAGAGGCACCAAAATTTGAATTTGTAATAGTGCTAAAATTATCTAATAAAATAATATCTCCAGCTTGAAGATTATGGTCACTTGAAAAAGTTATAGTAACAACTGCAGATCCATTAGTGGTTGTAAAAGCATTTGTAAGAGTGTTTGTTGCTCGAATCGGGTGTATGTCATAAAACACACCTCCTGTGTACGCGTATAAAATTCTATTAGTTCCTATAATAGAAAACTTGTTACCTGATTTATTAACGATATGGTGCATGGCTCTAGCTGCACCTGTAAGTTTATTTTCACCTAATTGTGACCAACCACCTATTTTTTCTGGTGTTGAGTATCTGAATCTAACGTTATCACCATCTACCCACTGACCCTCAGCTTGAGTTGGTGTAACTTGTTTATTAAATCCAGGTAAAAACTGTACTTTTTGTAATGCCATAGCATAGGTCTTTTATCATACAAATTAGATTTTGCAAACTGCCCATCTGCATGATTATAGTGTAAGAATACTTGACCACATAATTGACCTTCAAAAGGCTCTCTCCAGTGTTCTAATTCACATCCAGAATAAATAAGCATATCTCCTGGTTTTAGGTCTACTTTCACACCTTTGGGTGCACCAGGCTTATGTATGTTTTTATACTCGTCTATGACGTTATTAGACCCCGTAGGATCGATAAATATAGGCCAGTTATCTCCACCTAAGTTTAGTGTAGTCGATATCTCACAGCTGGGTCTATCTTTATGTCTTCGTAATATATTACCTTTTCTATAGAGTCTTGTGTAAGAATATGTAGGCACTAATTTAAGTCCTGTCTTCTTCTGCATCACATCTATAGTTTTAACTAGCAATGTCTCCATTAATCTATCACTATATTTAGCGTAAGAGTTAGGAACTTGTGGGTCATTAAAATTACCTACAAGTTTATTGCCTGCATGAGTCACACCATTGTTTAACATCCAGTAATCTGCTTCTGCTGATATTTGTAAATATCTATAAGCTATGTCTGCTACCTCTTTTGATATAGCACCACGTATGACTTGATATTTATTTTTCTTAAAACTCATATTTGTATAAAATTATAAGATACAGATATTCTCCAATTTTTTTCACCTTTATCTGTATTCATATTTATATCAACACCGTGTGGAAGCCAAGATGGAAAAAATATCATGCGTCCTTCCATGGGTTCATAAGCACATACTCTCCATAATTGTTCAGGTAGATTATCAACTCTTCTAGGCATATGTGTATTGGGTCCTGGTCTAGGATCCTCTAAAAATAATTTACCTGAGTCCTTTGGTACTTTGATATAGTATACACCTGACCACATAGAGTTAGGATGTGTATGTGTTTTATTATAACTGTAGGTTGGATTAATATTAGCCCACATATTACCAAGTCCTAACTTACCTGTAATACCAAAATCTTGATTACACTCGTAAGCCATTTTAAATAATTCATCGATAAGAGGTTTGTATTCTTTTCTTTTATCCATATCTGTTTTACTATGCCAACCAAAACCAGAGTTTGTTTTTTTCTCTCCTTCTGGATCTGCCTTACGCCATTTTTTTATTTCTTTGAATAGATATTTGTTTAATTCTTTTGCGTTAGGTATATCTTTAAAATATACAGCAGTTGGAAATAATATTTTTCTTTGAAGTTGACTCATTTAAACGGTGGTCCTCCAAACCACATTACTAAAGATTTTCTCACACCTTTTTTAACTGGTGCAACTTTGTGTCGTAAAAATGATGCAAAGAATATAGCTTGTCCCTGTTTCAAAGCCAGCGGTTTACTATCACCCATCTCTGAAAATAAAAGATCTCCACCTGTAAATTCTGATGGATCTGATAGTAAACAAGTCATAGATATTTTACGTATTGGATTCTGACCTTCTTGACCAAATGCATTTAGATCCATATGCCAATCATAAAAACCTTTTTTAGGATACACGGTAAACTGTGCGGGCTCTGTAAGTCTTACACCATCAAAATAAAAATGATTTAAGTTTACAATAGACAACTGATTTTCAATCACTCTATACATCTGTGGTAATTTATTAAAAGGTATCCAAGATATGGTTGTTACTCGTTTCTTGGTATCGTATTGACCTTTCTCTCCTCCACCCACTTTAGCTTGTTCAGGTGCACATTGATGACCTGCATCAATAATCATTTTACATTGTTCTGGTGTAAAGATGGGGTCTGTTGTTTGGGCAACATAAGATTGCCATCGTGGCATTCTAGGTATCATTCTCTTTGCCCCGATCCAGTTCTTGATGCTACAGGATTATAATCAACATCCACATTACAAACTAATGTTCTTCTAACTTCTTTAGTTCCGTTAAATGGATATACGCAGTGTCTCATGTCATATGGAAAAACATAAAAATCTCCTATCCTCATGTTGGGTGAATAATCTGTTTTAGAAAATTGACCATTAGCTGCACCGATAATTTGTAATCGTCCATTCATAGGAGAGGATTCTGCTGAATATTCTATGCCTGTTTCTTTTGGTAGTTTTAAAATCATAACAGATGACAAACCTGTAAATAATTTTCCTTGATGTATGTGCACAGGATTATATTCATGTGCTTTCATTTCATTAACCCAAATAGAATTTATAGATTTTTGTGTTGGACCTATCTTGTTCCAATTTGTGTAGTGATCAAAGATGCTATGAAACCATTTCAGTATATCATCCGGTAAGAAACAATGTTGATGCATCTTATCGTTGTTTGGACCTGAGTAAAATAAAGATACTTCGTCTTGTATCTTACCCACTAACTGTTTGTTAGCTTTCGGTAATTGTTTCTTTTGTCTTTCGTAAATTTCATTAAGACCTACGAAAATTTCTAAAGGAACTTGATACTTTAATATAGTTTGTCCTAGATATACAAAATCAAATTTCATTTTTCTTCCTAATTTCTGTTGCGGATATAGATTCTATTTTTTCTGGTAAAGATATTTTTTCTATCGCATATCCGACATCTCTACCATAACATATGTTTGTAATATTTGGAACTCTTATTACTACGTACTTACCATGATATGACCTTAATTTTTTATTTATTTTTCTTTTTACAGTTTTAAATGGATATGGGTTTTTTTCACCTGTGCAAGATCTAACCATGATTACAACTTGGCCTGTTTTTTGTAATATTTTTTTAAATAATTCAAAATGGCCATCATGAAAAGGTTGATATCTTCCTAACATTTGAGCAGTTGGTTTATTGTAATCTATCACGTATCTCCTTTATAATATGACTATAATTAAAATCTTTTATTTCGTAAGTGCAATGAGTAGGTTTTTCAAACATTTTATTCGTATCTTCAAATCTACCTTCTTTAATTGTATTCATCCAAATTTTAATATCATAATCAGATCTGTTTTCATCATAGGGACAAATAAAATCAATAACAGATGGACCATCAGCTAAACTAGCTAAACAATACATTCTCTCAGCTTGACGCAATCTACCTTCCATGGAAAAATCCCAGTCGTTAAACATTTTTCTAATTTCGTCTGCATTAAAATAAGCCATGTTAACAGCAAGCTGTCTTGCAAAAGTAGTTTTACCGGAACCAGGTAATCCAAAAACTAATATCTTAAATGAATTTAATCTTTCCATATGTCTTTATAATTTCTTGTGGTAATACTTTTTTAATATCTCTTTTTGTTTTTGTCAAAGATTTTGTTTTTATAGTATGCATATCTTTGCCAAATATAGTATCATCATATCGTAAACCATTTACTTCTACTTGTTTAAAATTTTTAAATCTATGTTTGTATTTTGGTATACCTAAAAATTTGTATATCCTATCAATTGTTTCTTGTGGTTTATCTACAATCTCATGATAGTCTACAAAAAGAACATGATGTTTGTTTTCTGGTTTTAATAAATTAGACATACATTTTAATTCTTTTACTATTTGTCCTTCTTCATGCATGAGTTTGTGACAGGCTTGTGTAGGCGATCCTAATTTTCTAATATAGTTATCAGGTGTTTTATTTGCCCAAGCTATCCATGAGGCTAGCACTTCTAATATAGGTCTCACTAAAAATATAATTTTTACATTAGGATCTAAATGTTTTTTTATTAATTTTAAATTACCTTCTGTGCCAGCAGGACCACGATCTATAATATATTTATAATTCCAATCTTTATAATAGTTATCAAACACAGAATTTAAAACATTATCTAATGATTTATAATCTGGAAAGTTTTGAAATACATCCGTTATCTTTAATAAAAATAAATCTTTTATTATTTCAAGAGTAATAGAATTAGGTGTGCAACATATATCAGGGTTTTGATTTAATATTGATGTAAGAATAGTATTACCTGCTCTAGGAAAACCAGCAAGAAAAAATATTTTTTTACTTGGTAATCTTTTTTGTTTTTTTGGCATCTAACGATAATGTATTTTCTTTCAAACCTTTTTCTAAAGACTCTAATTGACCCATTATATTAAACACTTCAGGTTGTGTTGTTCCTGGGGTTATAGTTTCTTTTTGTCTTTGAAATCTTAATAGATAAGATTTAGCTTGGTGTGTGTTTACATCTTTTTTATCAAAGTTGCCATCGTCAAATTCTTTTTTAAGTTTAGACCAAAGAGAAACTTCTCTCATTCTATGTTTAGCAACAAGTTCCATCTGTGCTTTACCATATAATTTTTCTTCCAGCTCTACTTGTTTAAGTTCTTTCTCTAATGGGTCTTTTTCTTTTTTAATATCTCTTTGTAATTTTTTTATTTCAACATCATTTTTTCTAGCTTCAAATGATAGGTGAACTAAATTTTCAAAGTGTGTATTCTGTTCTCTTACGGATTGCCAATACTTTGCAGCATTAGTTGGATATTTATTATCTGATAACACAGAGAATCTCATCTCTGTTTCTGTACGAAACATTTGTTTCTTCATCCATGTATCTTGTAACTCTGGTATTAATTTTTTAAAATTTTTAACATCCTCTTTATCTAAGATGTTTGTTAAATACTTTGACTCTGTTTCT